AGGTTTCTTATCAAGAGGCATTGCAGAGAGTGTTATTGTCGCATACTCAGAAGTTTGGACTTCCAGACTTAGCAGTATTTCAGAAAGCCCTTGCTGATAAGCAGAGTTCACGGCTTGATGTTATTGCCCTTCAAGAGTTCGACCGTCTGAAGAGATCAGTGCATTATTACAAGAGTATTACTTTCAAAGATGTCCGGACGTGTTACGCATTCAGAGCGATAGGCGGCATTGAAGGTTATTGCAATCGCCCCGAAAAAGATCAGGCGTGGATTCAGAAAGAATTTATTTCAGCTTTCAAGTCTGCGGACGCAGTGAAAGAGAATTTGGAAAGAATAGAGTTCCATGGTGGTTTGGATAACTCAGACGATAAGATGATATATGTCGGTTACAATGAGGAAGAGATATTACAGATTAAGGGCGAAAAGAACAAGATGATAGGACACGTAAATAATTTAATCGAAAGGATGGTGGCTAATGGCGAACGATATTAACAAGTTGATTATCATAGGGCGTTTAACCCGTGATCCGGAACTTAGATTTACTCCGACAAACGTGGCGATAGCTTCTTTGGCGATTGCTAATAACAGAAGTTGGACAGGTCAGGACGGAGAGAGAAAAGAGACGGTAAGCTTTTATAACTGTATCGCATGGGGCAAGACAGGACAGATAATCGCTCAATATTTCAAGAAAGGGCAGAGAATCCTTATCGAAGGTAGATTGCAGACTCGGGCATGGCTTGATAAGCATGGCAACAAACGCATAGCGACAGAGATAGTAATAGAGAATTTTAATTTTATTGAGTCAGCAAAAAGTGAAAGTGGAGCAGTGCAGCAGGAAGCGGAAGTTCCCGAAGCAGGACAGGAAGCAGTGCAGAGTTTCGATGATCTTCCTCCGTCATCATTCAACGACGATGATTGTCCATTTTAAAAAGGAGTGAGAGATGAAAGAAGCAAAAGTAATATTTAAGAATATGGACACGGAGATGCTTGAAGCCGTTATTACTATGAAAAATGAAAATGGCAAGTGCGGATTGAATATTGACTTTAATCCGTCATTATCATTAGTCAAAGGCAAAGAGAGAAGCACTCTATTGCAGAGAATGGCTCTATCGTTCGTATCTTATGTTCAGGAAAACGGAGGAATATGAAAAACAAACTTAAACAGGCGCACAGAAGAGCGGTGAGAGAAATTGCACAGGAAGATTATGATAAGCTGAAAAAACAGCTTCTTTCGGGTATTCGTAGAAATAGACTCTTGACAGCCGTGGGAATTGTTGTAATGGTATTCATTCTAACCACGGTTGCTGTGATGGGAACTATTTTCAAAAATGAATTGAACAGCAAGGATATGAAAATCAAGCACTTGGAAGAACAGCTCAAAGAAAAGGTTCGGATAGAAACTGTAATGAGACAATATCCGAGAATGAAAGTCGAAATATATATTCATGCTCGGAAAGAGTGCGACAGATACGGCGTTCCTGTCAATGCGATATTCGCCCTTATTGACTCTGAGAGTAACTGGAAACAGTCGGCAAGGTCTCGAGTTGGCGCGATAGGACTAATGCAGCTTATGCCGGAGACAGCCGAAGGTCTTGGAGTAAATCCGTATGACTGGAAAGAAAATATATCAGGCGGAGTTAAGCATTTCCGGTACTGTCTCGATAAGTCAGATGGCTACCTTTCCATTGCTTACATGAAATATAACTGCGGTACAAACAGAGAGCGGATTCCCGAAGAATCGATAAAGTACGCCCGAAATTGCACGCAGAAATATTTGGTGTCAGAACGTATTCCGGTGACGATATGAATTATCTCGATTTGTTTCACGGAATCGGAGGCTTTGCTCTTGGTGCATATTGGGCAGGGATGAAATTTGAAAATCATTACTGTTCAGACATTGAGCCATATTGTCAGCAATTATATAAACTCAGGTTTCCCGATTCTGTGCAACTCGGAGATATTACCAAAATAAAAACAGAGGACTTGCCTAATGGAGAATGGATTATATCAGGAGGATTCCCTTGCCAGGACATTAGTATTGCCGGAAAAGGAGCAGGGCTTGAGGGAGAAAGGTCTGGTCTTTGGTTTGAGTATTGGAGACTTATTAGGGATTTACGACCAAGATATGCAATCATGGAAAACGTCGGTGCTCTCACTTTTCGCGGACTCGACAGAGTTCTTGGTTCGCTTGCCGAAATCGGGTATAATGCGGAATGGCAAGATATACGAGCAAGCGACGTGGGTGCGCCGCACCGGAGAGAACGAATATGGATTGTCGCTTATCCCAACACCGACTTCTTCAGATGCGGACCAGGGAGCAATAATGAACGACAACACCAAAATAATATTTTTGAAATCAGGAAAGCCGAGAAAAATAAGCAATCAAGGAGTTTCGGGGAGTGTGGGACTTGCGAGATATTATCAAATAATGCTGCCAACCCCGACTGTGACGCTTTACAAGAACAATACGATGAGTCCAGCACAAACCAAAAGGAAATCAAGTTTGATAAACGAAGTGAACAAAAGTATGCTAAGAACTCCAGATGCAAATATGGCAAAAAGAGGCCCGAAGAGCTTGGAAGGATACAAGGATTGCATGGAGAACGGAACACATGCGATCAATTTGAACGACCAGACACGGCACGAATATGGAATGAAACGATTGAATCCAGAATTGCCCGAATGGATGATGGGGTATCCCGCAAACTGGACGCGGATAGATTGCGAGGATGTGGAAATGCGATTGTCCCTCAAATAGCAGAGATTATATTCAGGAGTTTGACGATATGAGAAAGCTGTTCTTGGTCAAAAACAAGTCCGGTGGTCTTAGCCCGTATGGAGAAGAGAGCGAGGATATAGTTAAGCGTTGGAAGATCGGGAACTTCTACGCCCTTGATTACAGACAGGCGAGAAGCCCGAAGCATCACAGGCTTGTATTCGGTCTTGCCGGATTAGCTACAAAGCACAGTGCCGAAAATAATTATTGGCACGGAAAACCAGAAAGACAGTTCATCGAAGCAATTCAGCTCACATATGATATAGAGATTGATTTTATTATGGATATGAACGGAGAGATGCACAAGAAAGCAAAGTCGATATCGTTCGAGAATATGGACGAGAAAACCTTCAGGGGAATATCGGATTTGGTGTTTAAAGAGGTCGCCCGTGTGCTTGGTCTTGAAGAATCATATTTGCGAGATAATTACGAAGAGATATTTAAGGACACAAAAGTTTTTTTAAAGGAGTCTGCATGAAGAAGCGCCGTCCTACACGAGTGAGGACTATATGTCATATCTGCTTTGAGAAACCGGCACAGCAGATGCACCACAAATTCCCTCAGACGGACGGTAATAGGGAGTTGTACGGTGAGTTGTTGGATGAAGAATTTAATCTTGAGCCCGTATGCTGTGACTGTCACCCGAAAGCCGAACATTACACGGAGAAAGAGTTCTGTGATATTTTAGGGATAGAGCCGAGAAGCAAGAGCGGAAAGAAGTTAGCATAAAAGGCAATGTTCGCCTTGGAAGAAAATTGCCCTGAAAGCTAAAAGTATTAGCTTTAACTCATACAGGAGAGAGGATAAAATGAAAGAAGCAGAAATAATAAAAAAGGAATTAGGACTTGCAGCAAATGCAGCTTATAGGACACAATTACTTCTTCATCAGGTAATTTCCGATTTAGACAGCATGGAAAAGAAGCTCAAAAGAAGTGAAACGGATCAAGACATTCAATTCCTTGCGAAGAGAGCAGACGAAGCAGGCAAAACACGGTTTAGCGGATATAGAGAAACTGGGGCAAGCAGTAATTCTATTGTTGCCATTGCATACGGTATTCTGCCCCTTGCAGATCAGATACTCCCGAGTGATGATTCAGACTTAACGGCATGCGAAAACATGTGGAAAAAGCTTCCAGAACATCGAAAAACCCCCGAAGTATTATCTGCGATGGAGAGGGCAAGATGTTACATTGATGAGAAATGAATAATGTCGGAGTGGCGGAATGGTAGACGCTAATGCTTGAGGTTATACGCGCAGAGATTAGATAAGACAATTAGCTACTGTCGGAAGCTAATCGCATTTAACCGTACGGGTTCGAGTCCCGTTTCCGACAATCGCCGTAACCGAGACCGGCGCGGAATAATAAATATTCAAAGGCAGGCAATATGAAGAAATGAAATCTCGTTAATATTTATCAAGATTAGAGGGGCTTAACGCCCCTCACAAAAGAGAGGAAACGATGATTGAAGATTGCATAAGCGATAATTGCCCAGAATATGATGTAAGCAAAAGACATAACTGTAGAAAAGACTTAGAAGGAGAAGGGTGCGATTCTTATTCGCCGGAATCCTTTCATGGAGGTGATGATGAAGTTGAGGAAGGTTAAATGCAGAGCAACAAGAAGAGCAATACGATTAACAAAGAGGCTTGAAAAGGGAAAGTTCGGCAACCTTTTCAAGACAGCCGAAGCATGCTTTAATCTTGCTTTTCTATATTCTGCTGCTGTTCAACCGAAGTCCATGCACAACGAAGGTGGATTTATGATACCTCAAGAAAACAGGAATATCCTTCCAGTGAAAATAAATTTTAATTTAACGGAGGCGGAATAGATGGGAGAGAAAACGTGCGAAAGTTGCAAACATTATTTACATGTAGAAATTTCAATGCATAAGAGCTGTGGTCATGCTTCAAACCTTAGATTCACTTCAAGAAAAAATGATTCTATGCCAGAAATAATACAGAAGCCGGAAGAAAAGAATCCGGGCAATGAATGTATTTTTTATTTACCAAAAACAGTAGAAGAAAAAGGTCTTAGCGAATCAGTTATAGATACCATGATTGAAATATTTGTTTCATTCACTTCTTTTCCTTTTATGTTTGTAGGAATAATCGTAGGCATAGCCCACAATGGAGCTTCGGTCGGCTATAATTTCGGCGAGGCATTGTGGAAGCTCTACATGAAGAAAAAAGGAGTAAAAGATGAGAGATAGACTTTTGATGGAAGTCTTTCCGGTCGGAACTAAAGTGACTATAAATATGTCAGGAGTGTCGGGAGAAATAATCACTATATCCATGAAAAGAACTGCTGTGCTTTATGAGATCATGTATCTGGCGAACAACGACTTTATGACCAACTATTTTCAGGAATTTCAGTTTACTGCAATTGGAGATAAAACTTGTATTTGGGAGAAAAAACATGAGAGAATGTAATATAAAATCATTTGAGAGAAAAGGGAATAAGTTCAATTCAAAAAGAATCGTTACAGAAGATGGTAAATTTGATTCAAAAAAGGAATACGAAAGATGGACGGTTCTGAAGTTGATGGAAAAAGAGGGAATGATTTCAAATCTTAAAAGACAAACACCTTATGTGATTTTGCATTCAACGGACAAGTACAGAAAAGTGAGCTATATAGCCGATTTCGTTTATCTAAAAGATGGGATAGAGGTAGTTGAAGACGTAAAAGGATGCAAGGTCGGGATGGCTTATAATATGTTTAAACTTAAAAAGAAAATGATGTATGCTTTTCATGGCATAAATATCGTAGAAATCTAAAAAACTGTTGACATGTTCCATTATTTAGAACACTTTTTGTTCTGATGTTCTCCCGATAAATTTAACAAAGTGGGGCTAACGGTTGCTTGAACGAAGCCCCACAACACTGCGAGATGGTGCAGATGGTTAGCACAGTGGGTTCATATCCCAAAGATCACAGGTTCGAGTCCTGTTCTCGCAAATGACTCTCTGGAAGGCACAACCAGATAAACGCGCAGTTATTGGTGCAATGCTTTCGAGTATTAAATAACGAGCCTGCGACCCTCACGTGACGTAATTATGTGATAACGTCCGGGGATGATTCCGCATATGACAGCCGGGAAAGTACCGGCAAATTCCAAGAGGTGGAAAATGGTAAAAGTATATCTTGTTGTAATGAAAAAGAAGCGTACAGAATATATCCAGTTTGCGCACGTTGGGAAAGAAGAGCGAGCAATTCAGCGAATGAACCAGATGAAAAGGAAGCATTTTAAATCAATAGGGCTGTCCGAGGATGAATATAAAAAAAATTATTCTTGGTCATGTTTTTGGATTAACTCAAATATTTCAGATTGCAAGCATAGTTTCGTAGAAGCCCATGGTATAGGTGGCGGTTATGTTTTTCAATATTGCAATAAATGCGGTATTACAACAAACAGAAAAGTTTTGAAGATGAGGCGAGATAATGCGTATATCGGATGATCTTAATGAACGAATAAACGATATATCTAGGAGATTCGCCGTTGCCGGAATAAATGTGCCTCCCGACAAGATAAAGCGAGCTTTATCTTGTCCAAGGTGCCACGGACTGGGTTATATCTGGCAGGGAAAAGAAACAGAAGATTGCCCCGTTTGTAACGGTAAAGGAGTAGTGGCAAAATGATTCAGAGTGTTAAACTCTTCGGTATTCTCCCAAACATGCTTGAGCTATCATGTAATATCTGCACTCAGGGGTGCACTTACTGTTATGCTAAGAACTGGAAGAAAGAACAGTATTCAGTCGATAGAATTATCAACGACATTCTCCGTAAGGAAGCGAAGAAAGAAGGTCTTTTGCCTTTTCTTCTGCGTAAGCGTTCGCCGATAACAATATCGAACCGAACAGATATAATGTGTGCCCCAAACTGGCGCGAGTATCTTTCGGCCATTAAGAAGCTAGGATTCCCGATATATCTTGAAACAAAGCTCACAAAGGAGTACAAGGATTTAGCAGAGATACTCGACCCGAAAACAGACTATATATATCAGACCATAACCGGATTCAACAACAAACACGAGGAAGGAAACCACCTTTCCGCAGAAGAAAAGATTCAGGCTGGCAAATGGCTTGCAAAACGCTTCAACTATTGCCTTGCTGTAAATCCTTATATGCCGGACAAGGTTTCACTTGATGAAATAAAGAAGCTCATAAAAACAATTAAGCCGGCTCATTTCGTAATGCGCCCTTATCACACCTCTTCCGTTCAGATAGAGAAGAAATACTTCATGCCGGAGTTCCCGAAAGAGCAGATGACAAAGGATCTTCGAGAAATGATGCTTTGGTGCGATAAGAACGGGATTCCGTCTGATATTTCCGGACGTGAATTTATGAAATCTCAGCCCGAAAATCTCAATGTGAAGATTCTGTCAAACGAATCGACTTTCGGAGGTAATCACTTTGTTTTCCAGAAACTACTTTCGCCCCTATACGGGAAATTGCTAAGTTCGGATCTCGAAGCTATAGAGCTTCATTTTGACGAATTTACACAGCTATTTGCGAAAGAGATAGACTATTTTTCTAACTGCTCCTTCACTCCTCAGTGTTATACTGGACGATATAGAGACATGCGACCACTTGGTAAAACATTCGGAATACTCGATTTTGTCAGGTATCTCTGGAATAACCGCGCCCTTACAGCAGTCTTGGACTACTGGACGGACGAAAAGGACAAGGAAGGAAATCTAATTTATATGAGGTGCAAGGATGATCTTGTCTAAAGACAATACCATTCAGGACAGAGGAAGCGGCAGCGGAAAGGGCAAAAAGAAAAGCTCTGGTGGATTTATGGGAAAAGTTAAAAGCTTTTTTGGTAGATAGGAAGCCCTAAATGAAAGTTGCCATCAGCAAAATTAAACCATCGCCCTGGAATCCCAAGAAGGAGTTTACCACGGAAGACAGAAAGAGGCTCGAAAAGAGCCTTGAAGAGTATCCGGGACTCGTTAGATTTCTCGTCTGCAAGGATTATTCAGGTGGAGACGGTTACTTTTGTCTTGATGGCAATTCCCGTTTGGCTATAATTACAGCTAAAGGGATCAAAAAAGCAGAGATTCAGATTGTCGATCAGGTTACGGACCTCAAAAGCCTCAAGAAGTTCATAACGATATACGACTACAACAGAAAGAAATATAAAGGCTCGGCAATCATTGACGAGGTTGGAATATCCTTTTCCGCCCTCGAATTGCAGGAATTCATCAATATTGACCTTGATAGGTACGCCCTCAAAGACCAGAAGATTGATATCGAATACTCAGAGATGGAGACAGAACAGTTCTTTATCTCTTTACCGAGGGGGATTGCTGCAAAATGCAGAAGAAGATTCAAGGCAGCTACTCCGGATAAAAACGGCGAGAAAATAATGACTGCTCTCGACAAGATGGAAGACGAAGACATCATCAAGGCTATCATAATGCACGAAGAAGAAAAGAAACAGGTGAAAAACAGGTCATGACAAAGGCAAAAAGAACATCGTTCAAGCCTGGACAAAGTGGAAATCCAAAAGGCAGACCGCCGAAAGGAGAATCTCTTACCGAAATACTGAAGAGTCAGCTTGACGATTATGTCCGAGATAAGGACGGCAAGCCCACAAAGAAGACGTATAGAGAGATTATATCGCAGAGATTGATCGCTCTTGCTGCAGCCGGTGACGTTACGTGTCTCAAATATGTATTTGACCGGACAGATGGCTATCCGACACAGGCAGCGAAAGTTGAGACCGAGATGTCGATTGTAGTAAAAGCCCCTGAACCGGATGATGAAGGTGAATGAGTTGCTATATAGACCTATCACGTATTCGGGAGGTAATTAATCCCGTTTATTATAAACTCCTGTGGTGCTATAAGCGCTTTCAGGTGTATTACGGTGGAGCCGGAAGCGGAAAGAGTGTATTTGTAGCGCAAAAGGTTCTTTTCCGCATAATGACCGAGAGCAAATGCAGGGTGCTTGTTCTCAGGAAGATAGGTAAGACGACACGGTATTCAACGTGGGACTCTATTCTTGATCTTATATCAGAGTGGAATCTTGAAAAGTTCTTTGAAATCCATAAATCAGAATACCGAATAACTTATATCGGGAACGGTAATGATATTATCTTCTCGGGTCTTGACGATAGGGAAAAGATTAAATCAATCCGCCGTGTAACAATAACATGGCTTGAAGAAGCGACCGAGTTTTCGCCCGAAGACCTCAAACAGCTTAATCTCAGACTCAGGGAAAGAGGCGTTCGCTCGGAGATATATCTCTCATTCAATCCGATAGATGAAGATCACTGGCTGAAAGCATACTTCTTTGACCGTCTTGACCCGGACTACAAAATAGTCCACTCGACATACTTGGATAATCAGTATCTTACAGAAGAGTATATCAAAGAGCTGAACAAACTCAAAGAGATTGACCCGGTTTACTATGAGATATACGCACTTGGGAAATGGGGTCATATACGCGGTGCGAGGGTATTCCCTCATAACATTGTTATTCACGAATTCCCCTATGATGAGCACAGCCTTGAGAACGTGCGCCACGGCTTAGACTTCGGATTCAATCATGCGACTGCATTGATGAGTTCCGGCTTTAAAGATGGAGAATTATATATCTTTGATGAGTTTTGGAAGAAGGGAAGGACAAATACTCAGCTCATAAGCGACATAACGTTGTCAGGATGGGACAAGAGCAAGCATATTCGATGTGACTCTGCAGAACCGGACAGATACTATGAGTTCAGAGAAGCTGGGTTTAATATCAGCCAGGCAGACAAAGGAGCAGGATCAAGGAAAGCCGGAATCGATTATCTGCGAGGAAGAAAGATTCATATTCATGCGACAAAGTGCCCGAATGCCGCAAGAGAGTTTCCGGCATTCAGGTACAGAGAAGGGAAGGATGGAACGCTATATGAAGAACCAGTCGAGATCAATGACGATACAATAGCAGCAGTTAGATACGCAGTAGAAGATTTATGGATGAATAACGCACCGACAATATGGAATCCAATAGGATTAAGAATGTAGGAGGAAGGATGAAAATAGGTCAAATAAACGAGAAAACAATCGCAACGGCTATAAGCCTCACGGCAAAGAAGAGAGAAAAAGCCGCAAGACGGATTGAAAGATACGATCAGGAAAAACTGCCGATACATGATAGAAAGTATATGATTGATAATGAGGAACAAAAAGGACTCATTAAGCGCCTATTGTCCGTGGACATCTTCTCAGAGATAGTGGATATATCGACCGGTTACCTTGTTGGGATTCCAGTTGCCATTAATCTGAATAAAGATAGGTACAAGAGAGAGCAGTCCCTTTTTTCGATACTGAAAGAAAAGGTATTGCCCGGGTCGCCGGAGAAGAAGCTTGAAGAAGACTCTTATCGTTTACAGCGATATGGAATAATAAACGATATTGACCTTCAGAATGCAGAGGTCGAGAAATTCTGTTCTATCGCTGGTTACTGCGGACGCTTAAACTATGTCTCAGGAACAGAGATAATGAGCAAGACGATCAAGCCCTCAGAGTGCTCGTTTTACGATGATGCAGCTTTGTATTTGTCTAGTGTAGAAGAGATAACGGAGAACACCGTCAAAACAGTGTTATACTGCAGAGCCTATGATGCAGTGAATATGTATGAGTTCAAAAATGATGGTGGATGGAAATTCGTTAAGGAAGTTTCACATGGATTTGACGGAATACCTCTTATCGAATGCAAAAATAACGAGAGAGGAAATTCAGACGCATACAATGTTATTGATCTACTCGATCAAATAGACCGTATAGTATCAGACTGGGCTTCAGAGACTGAACAGGGCAGGCTTGCAGCACTTATTGCTATGGGGAAAACAAAACCTTCAGACACTTTTATTGCGGAACTTAAAAAGAACGGCGGAGCATATCTTCCGGATGGTACAGATATAAAATATATCACGAAAGAAATTCCTTTCGAGCAAATCCTTGCCCTGCTAAAATATCTCAGAGAAGAAGCGTTCTATACTTCCAAGACTCCGAACATGCGCGACGAATCATTCGGTGGCAATCTTTCAGGGGTTGCTCTTGAATATAAGTTCCGTCCGTTCGAGTTTAAGTGCGTTACGAAAGAGAGATACTTCACAGCTTTTCTTAGAGAGCATTATCGACTTGTATGCGGAATTATGAAGAAGTACGGAAAGGGAGATATCGCATATAGCGCGATAGATTTCACTTTCACACGAAACTATCCGAAGAACCTGTTTGAAGAAGCTCAGACTCAGAACCTTCTTGATGGTAAAGTGCCTGTTAAAGACCGCCTGAAGCTCTGCTCTTTCATTTCCGATCCGGATAAAGCAGCGAAAGAGCTCGAAGCAGAACAGGGAGAGTCCTTATACAATGGATCCTTCAGCAAAACAAAGACCGAAGTGAAAAACGACCTGAACGAAAACATAGAGGATGAAGAGAGTGGATATAAAAAGTCTGCTTGATACATATTACTGGCTTACTAAGGACGAATTAAGAGCACTATGCCTTTCCGCTCTTGATGACTGTGAGAAAAAGCTCCGCAAGTACGAAATGAAACACGGTGCAAGCGGACTTTCTCTCTCTCAGTCGTATCAAGCAGGAAGACTGCGCGCACTCGAGGACGAAATAAACGGAATACTCACTGATTTGTCAGGAAATATGTACGACACTCTAAAGATACAATCAATCAATGCGTATCAGACGGGAGTTGTTTTCAATAATTATCTTATAGATAACTCAGTCCCTTTTTCCGTTCCGTTCTCGGGAGTAAACAAGCATTTGATGATGGAGTCTGTCAGCAAAGAGATTGCCGGATTGACTCTTAAAGATAGAGTAACGCCCGAAAGACTCAATCTATTATTCAAGGAAAGGGAAGCGGTCGCCAAAGGAGCAATGCTCGGATGGGGAGAGAAAAAAACAGCTCTTCAGATACAAACCGAGAACTTAAGAGAGGGGATAGATAAGTCTTATAAGCAATGTTTGAACATTGCCCGAACAGAATTAACTCGAAACTGTACTGCCGGATATATTCAGAATCAAGCAGAACTACGTTCCGAATACAATCTTGATATACGCTCTAAATGGCTCGCTGCGAACGGAGAAAGAACGAGAGAATCTCATTTATATCTCAGAGGAAAAGAAGCGTCAGTGTGGAGAAACGGAAGATATGAGTTCGAGTGGAATGGTCATTATTCCCCTGGTCCTGGAATGTGGGGAATCGCATCGATGGACTGTAATTGCCGATGTCGGAATACATCAATCGTGAAAGGATATGAAGAATTTTATCCAACGGAGAACACGTATCTGAATTGGGTACAGCAAAACATGGTTCATAGCGATAATTCTTATTCTTGGGATATGGGAGCTAAGATAGTCGCAGAATATACAGCGGCATAATGTTCAAAAAAATGGAACTTTTGCCGGAAATTAATTGACAAAACCGAAAGGAGGTTTTTATGTTAAGAAATCTATTACGCTGTCTGCCTTTAATTTGTTTGGAAGCAGACGGAGCCGCAACCAGTGGGGGAGCTTCAACCGAAGGATCAACCGCAGGGGGCAAAAAAGCTGATGATGAGGGGCAGAAAGGCAACTCGGAAACAGTCACGCTATCAAAGGAAGAGCTTGATAAGAAGCTTCAATCATTCTCGGATCAGAGAGTGACAGATGCTATCAAAACTCATTCCGCAAAACTCGAAGCAGAATTTCAGAAGAAGACCGCTGATGCTGTCGCTGAGGCTATGAAAAAAGCCGAAGAGAAAGCAAAAATGACGGAGAAGGAAAAAGAAGAAGCTGCCAGACTTGAAAAGGAAGAGGCCCTCAAGGAAAGGGAATCCAAGATCAAGGAACAGGAAAGGCTCATTCTTGCAGGCGATCTTCTTTCAGCAGCCGGAATTGACCTTGGTATGAGAGAGTTCATCACTTCAGCAGATGAAGAAGGAATGAAAGCTCAGATACAGAAGCTCAATGGCGAACTAGACAAACGAGTCGAGAAGAAACTTGAAGAGCGTTTAAAAGAGACTGGAAAGGAAACAATTCCACCGACGGATGGCAAAGGAGCAGTAGGAATCGACGCCGAACTTAATGCTCTTCTTGCGATTGATAATCCGACTACGGCGCAGCTCAATAGAATGTATGAACTCGCCGAACAGATGAGAAAAGCAAAGACGGCGTAAAACAAAAAGGAGTGTAACAAAGAATGCCATTTAATATCGGACTACACACAGAATTTGATGATCCTACTTCGATACTTGACCCACTTGTGGCGATAGCGGCGAAAAAGGTAAGAATGGGGGCACACAAAGGAGCTCTATATAATGCGCTGAAAGCCCCTACTCAGTCAATCACTCAGAAAGTTTTCCAAATATATGGAAGATCGTTTACTGAGAGAAAAGGAGCACTAAGAGGTTCCGGTTGGGACGTATCAGCGACAACTGGACTTATTGTGTCAGACGCTCTCGCAAATGTGGTCACAAGAGGAACTATCCTCAAGGTCGGCAATGAGCTTGTAATCGTAAAAGGTGTAACAAGAATAGCCGGAACTTCAACGATTGAAGTTTTTGCCCGTGGAGCAGGCGGAACAACTGCTGCAGTTCATGCAGGAACAGACATTGCGGTTGGAATTGGTCACGCCGGAAATGACACAGACCTGAAAAGCGTTGAATCATTTTCTGAAAACACTAACGTATATGAAAACTATGCGCATTCTGTTTTCGAGGCGATTGACTATACTAAATCAGAAGAAATCATCGGAAGAAAAGGTCTTGGCGGTGCACATATTCCTCTCAAGCAGGCAGAAGCAATGCAGAGAGTAGCGAACTACCTTTCTACGATGACTCTATGGTCACGCAAGCAGAAAGGAGCAATCAACAACCCTTACATGATGGCAGGTCTATTCCAGCAGCTCGAAGATTCGGCAGGTGCAAATTCAACAACCAGACAGCTTAACAGAGCAGACTTTGCAAATGCTTCTTTTACTGAAGACAATTTTAAGCTTTCGCTTGCTAAAGCTTTCTCGGTCGGAAATCCAGAGACTATTCTCTGTTCTCCCGCAGTAAAAAGAAAGTTCAACGACTTCAACAAGGGCATTATCAAAACAGATAGAGCCGACAAGACCGCAGGATATGATATTACAGCATACGAATATGAAAGCAAAAGACTTTCGTTTCTCGTCGATGAAGATATGCCGGATAACAGAATCTGCGTACTTACTCTCGGACTCTGTCAGAAAGGATGGCTTGAAGGGGATATGCTTAGAATCGTTGATGAACCGTCAGCTTCATCAAGAGAAAAGAGAGCGTCCATACAGGGAACTGTTGGCGTGATCATCGATGGTGTTGGCTACGACCATCTCGACATTTACAACGTAGGAGCGTAAACGATGGGCGATAATATTACAGCATCGGCTGCAGTATCAGAGGCTTCAGTAAGCGAAATCAAGGACTCCGAAGGAATAATTGCAGAACTTGAAGCCCTCAAGGAAGCCTTGGAATCCGAAAACGAAGCCTTGAAAGCAGAGATTGAAGAATTGAAGGCTGATAACTCAGCCCTCAAGGAAACAATCGAAGAGCTAAAAAGAGCGTCTGAGACTAAAAGCGTTTCTGGCGGAGTAGAATCTGCCGTGAAGCAGAATAAAAAGCCTTTGTTCTTTGACCATGATGTTCTTTCCGATTCCGGAAATGTAAACGGAAGATACATCCCAAAGACTGAGGCTGAATACGAAAGACTGAAACCGTTCGCGGTTGAGGAGAAATGATGAATCTTACCGCCGAAAATATTAAACCGTACACCGTGACTTTCACGAATGCGTCCCTCTCCGATGACATTATTGCGGCTTATATTCCGGCGGTAAGTGATCTTATCCAGAACTATGTCGGCTCGGTAGCTGAAGAATGGACTGAAACTGTGCCGGCAGGGGTTAACCTTGCCGCAGCCCATTTAATAAAGCATCTTGTCGAACAGGGAGACCATGACGAAGCAATGTCCTCGGAATCAACTGGAAATTCTTCAAGGTCTCTCAGTAATTTAGGAACTTCAGGATTCCCGAAATCAGTAGAAGCAATGCTGAATCCGTATAGACGCATTGAGGTGTTCGGATGAGTTGGAAATATCCTTACATAATCGTCAGATACACTAAGAATGCAGAAGGGAAGTGGATGCCGAACGGAGATGGAACTTGCAATACAGACCTCTCTGGAAGCAAGACAAATACTCAGGGCGGAGCGGTATCTTCCGCAGATGCCTTAATTGTTTGCCCTATAGCTTTCGGTGACACTCTGGCAAAAGGTGAAAGACTCGCTGTTTATTATAACGGTGGAAAGTTTGATACCTTTGATGTCGTTAAACCGGATCGGAACAGGAACAGAAACTATACCGTGTATGCAAAGCTCAATCTAACGTACAGGATTGATGCTACTACAAGGGAAATGAAATGAAATGAGCGTTGAAGATAGAACTCAAAGGGTAATCAATGAGTTCAGCAATCTGGCGAAAAAAGCGTGTGTCATCGCTGGTCAAATAGCGGTAAAAGCCGCCGCAGATTATGCGTCAAAAGATTCGGGAACTATGAGCCGTGAAATATACGCAACTGAGCCCGAAGAAGACGGCGAAAGAGGATGGAAAGTTCGAGTAATTTCGCCCGTTTCGTATTCAGCGTATCAAGAATTAGGTCCGGCGGCGACAGGAAAAAGAGGGTGGAAGTTTAAACCATTTGTTCGTCCGGCAATGGCTCATATCAGAGCAGTATTGCAGGGAATAGTCGATAAGCAGATAGGGGTAAAATGACAATAGAGGAAGCACTAATTAACGAGATTCAAAAGACTTATCCGGACATGAAAATGTTCGAGGATGAAGCTGAACTTGATGAGTGTCCGCCTTATGGCGTTGTTTCTCTTGTAACAGGTGCTCCGGCTTTTCCGGCAGGCGAAACGGGAACATGGCAGATAACTCTTGCGCATAGAGATAAAGCTGAACTGAAGGACCTGAGCAAGGCTGTCATCAAAATGTTTCATGGCATGCGCGGAGATATAGGCGGAATGCTTGTCGGTTCTATTTGGTGCATAAGAAATTACAAGATAAGCCCGAAAGACGATGCAGGCATAATGTATAAAGCACAGGATTTTCAGATTTATTACAGATAAGGAGGACGGCGATGGCAAACGCCCAAACAACATACAAAGACGAGAGCTCGGTATTGCTCGGTTCTCACGTACTATTTTTAAGCTCTCAGAGACCTAAGTGGTCGGCTGATCAGCTTGCAAGATTTAAGAATTATCCGAATATGACCATCACTCAAAAACAGGCTGTTGTCAATGAAATCAAGGCGGCATATCTCGCTTTACCTTTTGTTGATGCTGGCGCACTGGATGATGGCAAGCTCTCGGAAGAAAATACTTCCAAGAAAAGAGAAAGACAGAACGTTCCAGACAAAACGACCGTAACAGACCAGACCACAAAGTACTCTGCGAAACTATATGAATTTCTTCACCCTGAAGTTGAACCGATTATCTTTCCTCTATCGGAACAGATAAATCTTCCGGGAACATCTCAGACACAGACATTTACACTTCAGGAAGGATTCGTTTTCGGGAAAAATTACAGAATCCCTTTCAAGAATGCAGACGGATCAAAACCGACATTCGGATTAGCAACTGGAAGCGTTGATACAACTCTTGCTGAGAATGAAGATTATACCATTTCTCTCGGTGAAGATGGGTATTATTATCTATCAGTAATTGATTCAGCGACCATCTCTACGAACGCACAGACAGTATCTCTCGATGTGACATTCATTCCTCAGGCTGAAAGGGTAGTTGGAACCGGCGGAAAGACTGATATTCCGTACTGTTGTGTAATGGTGGTTAACACCAACGAAAAAGGCAAAACACGCAAATGGATTATTCCGAAAGGATCTTCCGTCAAAGGAATGGAGTTGGCTTTCAAAAAGTACAATAACGAAGACCCCGAAGTCGCTGTTGACATTGAAATCAATGGAGAGATTGACCTTGATCTTCCGGTAGGCTTTCAGCTTCGCTTCCGTATTGACGGGGTTGCATAATGTTACAAAGCAGAAGAGATAGAAGAAGAGAGCGCCAGAGCAAAATGAAAACAGACTTTCAGGATATACTCGGCGCACCGGCAGAAGAAGTAATCGATAAATCATATTTCTTTTTCAAAGACAAGAAAGGGAAGGAATATTCTTTCCCTGCCTTTATTTCTTCGGAAGTAAGCCTTCTTATCGCCGATCTTTGGGACGATTTAACGCCCATGATGGCGATTATGGCGAAAAAGGGGAGCGAAAGACGAGAGTTTATCAATTCTCTTGGAGACGCAAAGTATGATATTATAAAGAAATCCGATGAAACTGTAAGGGAAATTCTTTCGTATTGGATGAATGAGACAAATCCGGAAATCACAGCCGAATGGCTCAAAGACAATCTTAATGAGGCAGAATATTATATTCTTGCTTTTGAAGTATTGCAGAAAGCCATGAGTTTTTTTTTGAGCAAAGCACGGAATGCGGAACACGTAGCGAAGAACAATCTGAGCCTGATGAGTCAGGTAAAAGATTACGCATCGGAGTAGTATATGCTAACGCAGTTAAAGTCACAGGTGAAACGATACGGACTCTTAAACGTCGTTACTCTTTACGTGAAGTTTTTTTCTGGTCGGAAATGTATCTTCATGTTGAACACGGAAAGAAATTTGAAGCAGACCTTCGAGACGCTAAAGAATCGCTTAAAGGGAAAGCTGAACAGATCAGAGCAGCAGTCAAACGGGAGAATAAAGTAAGAAATGGGAATGGATGAGGCTTTAAACGCCGGAGCGGTTTTCGCTGACATTAACGTTAGAATGGAAGGGTTTGAAAAGAGCATGGCGACTGTCGTAGAGACGTTGAACCGTGTTGACAAACGCTTCAACGAAACCGCTAAAAACATGAACTTGACGAAAGTAGCCGAAGGGATGGCAAAGGCAGGGCAGAAAGCGACATTGTTTTTCTCTCTGCCTCTTGCTGCTCTTGCCGGACTTTCCGTTAAAGCCTCATCTGATTTGAATGAGACTATTTCCAAGACTCAGCAGATCTTCGGACAAGCAACCGATGATATGCTCAAATGGGCGAAAACAGCTGATACAACTCTCGGAATGTCACAGAGAGTTGCCCTGGACTCAGCAGCATCTTTTGCCTTATTCGGCAAATCCGCCGGACTTGCAGGACAGCAAGTTAATGATTTTTCCAAACAGAACGTAGCCCTTGCCGCCGACATGGCTTCATTCTTTAACACCTCGCCCGAAGATGCGATTACAGCTATTGGTGCCGCACTCCGCGGTGAAACTGAACCTATTCGCCGGTATAATGTACTTCTTGATGATATGTCAATGAGACAGGAAGCCGTTAAACAGGGTATAATATCGACAACAAAACAGGCGCTTACTCCTCAGCAGAGGATTCTCGCCGCACATGCACTTATAATGAAACAATCCTCGGCAGCTCTCGGAGATCGCGCTCGAACTGCTGACCAACTTGCGAATAAAGAAAGAGAGCTTAAAGCCACAGTCGAAAACACCATGGCAACACTCGGGAATGTGATGCTTCCTATCGTTCTTTCTATAACAACTCATATTTCCGATCTTGTTGCATGGATTGCCACATGGGACGAGAGTTCTGTAAAACTTGCCATTGCTCTTGGGGTAGCCGTTGCCGCTGCCGGTCCATTAATGACCGTTGTTGGAAAAGGAATTTCTACTTTCCAGAATATATCGAGTGTTATCGGAGCTGTATCGGCAGCAATGGGCGGAAAAACTATCGCTGATAATTCAAACGCAGCAGCAGTCGCAGCTCATACTATTGTCACAAAGCTTAATTCTGTAGCGATTAAAACACAAGAAACTGCGACAAAGCAGGCAACGGCCGCAACAAAACTTTTTAATATGGCATTGAAAGCAACTGTTGTAGGACTTGTTATTGCAGGATTAATAAAACTCGGAACAACTATATATGATTATACAGCAGGGATTATTACCGCGATTATAAATCAAAGAGAATTTAATAAGTTGTTAAGTATGACAGGCGACGAACTTGACAAACTGACATCTAAACAGAAAGAATCTGCGATAGAGCTTTTAGAGAATCAAATTGAAGAAAACCGGAAAACAGCAGAAACAATTAAGTCGGGAATAGAGTCTTATAGAAAATCTGCAAACATGACTGATACATACGTTCGTCCTGATGAACTTGCCGGTTGGAAAAAATATGAAGAAGCAATGAATAGAGTATTTTCTGCCGAAACACGTCTTAAAGCGCTCAGAAAAGAGGGAGTATTCTCCGAAGAATATAAACAAAAACAGGCTGAGAAAAATTTGCAACTTGATACAAACTCTGGAACCATAAAAGAGAGCAATCACAACAAGTGGATTGAGTATATTATGTCGGAAATAGAGCTTGAAAATGAACGATATAAGAAAGAAAAAGCGGATTTGGATGCAGCCGGATTAGAAGAACAACAACATCATAAAGCAAGTCTCAAATTAGCGAAAGAACATGAGAGGAAACTATCCGATATAGAAAAAGAAGCAAACCGAACACGTAATGACGCGTGGAAGTCTTCCTTTGAGTTAAATACAGATGTCGCTTCTAAATTTGAAGCCATCTATGAAGCCCAAATGAAAGGGACTATCTCGGCTACGCAGGCTGCAGCAATGCAAATAGTCGCTGTGATGACTTCGGCTTTTGCAGCGATTAATGATGTTATGGGTTCGTATTTTTCGGCTCAATCTCAAATGATTGATGATAGATACGACTACGAAACCGAAGAAACAAAAGCATATCAGGCGTATCAGGACGAACAGGATAGAATAGCATATCAGAAACTTTCCTCGAAAGGAAAGAAAGAATATAATCTTCGTAAGGCAGCGGAGAAAGCCGAAGAAGAACTTGATGAGAAACGAGAAAAAGCAAAGAGAAAGCTTGAATATAAGCAGGCTCTCTGGACAAGAGCAGTTGCACTTTTCCAGATTCCAGTCAATACAGCAATGGCTATAATGAAAGTTATGACTTCTTTGCCAGCTCCGGCAAGCTTTATCGCTGCGGCGGCTACTGCTGCTCTTGGTGCGGCTCAAATAGCTGCGACCGTTGCAGCTCCGCTCCCGAAGATGTGGACAGGTGGTGTGATCAAAAGTAAGCCTGGAGTCGGAACAGATGTAACAGTAGGAGAAAGGGGATATGATGAGTATATTGTGCCCGATACTGACTATGTAATAAATCGACTCGCTCAAAAAATAAAGGGAGTTACCTCTCAGAAAGATTCAAGCTCTCAATCAGGATCATCGGAGACAAAAGCAAATAGTACAGGAGAGGGTTTTCTTTCGATTGTTGCCTCTGATGTCAATATCGGAATGGATAAAGTCGGAGAAGTTTTATTCAAGGTAACAAAATCGGGGCAAGGGCTTGTTGCTAAAGAGGCGGTAGTATGATAGTTTTCTTTGATGACATTCTGGAAAAAGATGGCTGGGCTATTTCCGCTCCAGGCCTATGGAATCGCACACCCTTGGAGAACCTGAAGGATGACACTCTGTACGATAAGTGGATCAGATTGAACGCAGGCGAACAGACTATGACCTATACAGGAACCATTCCGGCTCAAATCGATTATTGTGCTCTTGGCGGTGTCAATTTCGCAAAGGCATCTATTCCCCCGATAATTCAGTTGAGCAATGACAATTTTGCAACTTTAATCGGAGAGTATGAGCTTGCGCCCGAAGGAAACAACCACATGATCGCTCAATTTGATGTGCACGAAGCCCGATATGCGAGATTAATCATTAACACTTCCGGAGTGAAAAGCATTGGAAAAATCAAGATTGGATTATCTGTAGCTATGCCGCCAATGTCGGGAACAAAAAAAGGAGAGCACGGAACGACTAAAAAACCGCAAGTGTCTAAGTCCGGACAGAATTATCCGTCAAAGACAGGCTATGAGTATGAAGCTGTAGACATTCCTTTTGAGTATCTATCTGAAGATGAATGGAATCAGTTGTTATCATTTTATAAAAAGGTACTGAACCAGAGATGCTTTTTTATGCGTTTGTGGGATAATCGCGGAGACCTTTATCCGCTCATGTATGGCAAATTGACGAATGATAAATTGACGTGGGACGAAACAGGATCGTTGCTTTATCCGAAAAAATCAAAACTTGAATTCAGCGAGGCTTTCTAATGTCAGAACTAATCAAACTCAATGAGCATATTATCGGTAATCCCGATACATATAATATATCAGCTCTCATGCAGACGCTCATGGAAGCATATCGCGGTAAAGATGTATTCACTATTTTGAATCATGCGAACGATGCAGGCGCTCCCGGACTCAAAGGTATTGCAGTGATTGACTGTGCAGGATCACTCTATATTCTATCAGAGGACACAGCGGCTCTATATCGCAATGGAGATGCTCAGAACGGCACGATTCAGGATATAAGCAGTGCTCCTGACGGATCATATTATCTCATGTTAACAGAAAGCGTGAATGGTTTACAGGTTATTGCCGCTTCATTGATAGATGCCGATTTTATTTACAATCATGATTATTCGGGGTACTATGAGAGATATACGACCAACAAGATAATCGGGAAATTCACTAAATCCGGTACAGCTTTCACAAATAAGCTAAAACTTTATAACGAAGGAACGGCTCAAATATGGCTGAGAGGTGACGGATGCCTTATATCACCTTTTATGCAGACCGACAAAATCGTTTCTCCTTTGATACGCACCAACAACTTTGAAATCGGTGGTGCTGGTCTATACCGTTCGTTTGCAAATGGGAATCATGTAAGAATTAAGACTCTTTGCAGTTTAAATTTCTCATCTTTTTCGTGGTCTACTACTAACGGCCCATACGCTGCGCCAACTATTCATACAGTCTCTTGTGGATTAACCAAGTCCGGAGTCAAAAATATAATGGGCGGATTATTCGTTCCGGGAGACTATACGTTCACCGCCCCCGAACAGATGGATTATGTGGGAGTGGTAACGGTTGGTTACGCTCTCGGAAATGCTGCAATGACGCTTCCTGACATTATGGTGCTAATATGAAAATAGTGCATGAATCTAAAAGCGGTTCTCATGTTCAGCTTACTTCGGGAGAGGTGGTATTCTTGAAAAACGAAACAAATCCTGTTCCCGAAATAGAAATAACAACCGAGAAAGAATTCTATGAGATAGCTCCGGAATTCAAAAAATACTCATGCGTTTATATTAATATCAAGAATCCTGAGACGGAATATGCCCGTCTTGTCAATAATCACTTTGTTATAAAATTGCCCGGATCGCCTTTCAGATATGAAGAGAAATTAAGCGATGACTCTGGAAAAAAACTCAAACAGATGCTTAAACGCATAGGGAAGGAAGCATGAAAAGAGCAGTGATAGTAATATCTCATAACCAAGCCTCAAGCATTCCCGATATGCTCAAAGCTCTTAAGTCTGTCAAAGCAGATCGCTTCTGGGTTCTTGATCGCTGTTCTGATAATTCAGCGCAGCTTCTTTTGGGCGAAACGGTGGTAACAAATAAAGAGGGTCGTGGATTCCTTGCCGGGAAGATGAGAGACCTCGGACTTGATGAAGCCCTCAAAAGCAACTACGATGAAGTCATTTTTCTCGACGGAGACAGAATACCGCAGAACATGACAGACAAAGCCCTTGATGATGCAATGAAAAACTATGGATGCGGGATATTTAGACGTGCCGGTTTCTCTGTATCAACAGAGAGCGTAAGTCAGTATTTGAAATGTCCGAAAAGCACAATGAAGGTTTATACAGCCGGACTTATTGTTAAAAGGGAATATCTTGATAAGGTCAGAGCGTTGACGATCAACGGCGGAAGGTGTTTCAATTCTCTTTTTGATGGATACTATGGATGCGAAGATTACTTCTTTGGTCTGTGCCTATGGGCGTGTGGATGCAGTATCGGCGAAACTGATATAATTCTCTCCGGAGATTCTGAAGATAATGACGACAAGCAAATGCACAGCGTAATTAACGTGGAACGAATGAAGCAGTTAAGATTTATGATGTTCGGAAATCTTGATATATCGGTGGCGGAATGAACGCAGCAATCGAAATAGATATTCCAGTAATCCCGAAGTACATTATATCCTATCAGCCAGGGCAATGGATGTATCCGATTTTCGGCACAGAAAAAGTGATGATAGGGGATGATGAAGCATTTTTCGGAGGCATGGCACAGCAGAACGTATCAGTTATCAAGTCTGTGCGGAACGGTCTTGATGAAATGATTCCGACATCTTCTATTGATGAAAATTACCAGACTGGAAATTCATTTTATTTCGGCGAATATCAAGGCGTGATGATGTTGTTCTTCAATATATCGAAGAACGGGATTCCGCGCCAAACCTTCTGGGGAGCGCATTTAAAAATAGGTATCATTGAAGGTTATCTGTATAGAGTAGACATTACCAGAGATAATCGAAACATGTATAATGACATGCTTTATCCGGTAAGAGTATCGAACATTCCGCCCATAAGCATGAAAAGAGACCACTTGTTTTTCGGGAAAATACAGTTTCCTGAAGGATCTGTTGAACTTATAAATCCTGATGGCGAATTCTCCGGCAGAAATTTCAAAGGTAATTTCATTCGCATATACGGCTTCAATGATGGAGATGAAGCGAAAGATTGGCTTTGCGCTTATTCTGGGAAAGTCACCGGACAAAAAGACGGAAGCTCTTTTACACTTTCGTTCGGGGACAAGAGACCATATCTCAATAAGGAAATCTGTGCCGGAATAATATCCGCAGTGACTTGCCCGACCGTGTTTGATCCGAAAAGCGATGAGCAGAAATATGTTCCAGTTGCATATAACTTCGTTGAGCGATTCGAGGCAATACCGATTAAAGAGACTACAACGGCTGTCAGATATAAGTTCTGCGCAGGGAAAGGAGATGATGTCGGCGGAACGGTGGACACTGCTCGCGGAATAGCTCATTACGCCCATTCTGTTGTGAATATTTGGAATGAGACTTCAGACGATGAAAAGAACTTTTTCACCGTGGGAGACGGAACATTATTAGCCGTTAATCTTCTTGAGGGATGGTTCGAGATACACCCCGATTTTGCTCTCGGGGATAATCAGTATGAATACGAAACAATCTGCGTCTCGTACTATGGTTGGCATAGATTCTCAGATAGCTCTAAATATTGGGACGGAAAGCCGTGGCTGAATGCCGCCGAAATAGGACTCGACCTCTTAATGATGTTCGGGAATGTTCAGTATAACACGGCAAATATCGAAGTTCAATTATACGAAGAAGAGAGAGAAAAGTGCGAAAGCGAAAAACGTAAAATCTCATTACTTATAGATGGAGACGACGAGAAATGCTTGGACGTTATTGGCAAAGTGTGCGACTCCGCCGATGCAATGTTTCCGAATCTCTCAGACGGCAGATATGCTTTTCGATTTATGACAGAAGCGAAACCGGCAGTATATGAAATACGTAAACCGCCCATTATGAACGACCTTGTGATTAGTTCAGATTTGCTAAACGTGGTTACATCGACTGAGATTACTTACGGTTCAGCCGGTGGAGAAACGGAAATATTCAAAGATAAAACCCGTGAAGAAGAGATTTCGACAAAGCATAATGTTTATAATAAATATGAGAAAGAAACGATTCTTGCAGATAAGGCAAGCGCAAAAAAGAAATCGGAAAACGTTCTGAAGCAATCAGCAGAACCGAGAGACAATAGCTCGTGGGATATCCCTCTTGATAATGAAAACATTGTCCTTGATTGTTCTATGGCAATCAAAGCCATTCGGAATGACGATGGAGAAGTTTCTGTTTATGATATTACATCGGTCAAAAAGGATCTTCTCGGAGACACTATAAGCATTGAGGGAGAAGAACGATACAAAATAGAATTTCCTGAAGATTACATTCAGGGGATTCTTCTCGGAACATTCCTTCTCGGTATTGATATATATAGAGAAACATTAACGGAGGTTTAATGAAAAGGCTTTACACTTATAACAGCAAAAATTTTCCGCATATTGACAGAGAGGAATACGAAGTAACCAGTGTTTCTGCAGTCTTTCAACTTGGATATATCCGCAGATGTTTTCTCGGCAGGTCTGTTGAAATATGGGATTCTCCTTCAGGCGGAAAGAAGTATTCTCTCGGAATAGATTATGTGATAACTCAGGACGCTTTCGATATCGCTAATAGCAAGCTTGTCGGGGAAAGTTGTTATTCGGGCATCAAATTCATTAAGCAGACCGGAAAGATCTATGTTTCTTATGACGTGGTTGCAAGCTATTCTTCAGGGCAACTGATCAATGAACACGAAGCGAGACTGGACGGGCAAGATGCAAGATTGACAGCTCATGATTCTAGGATTGATTCAATTGAGGTGAAAAATACAAATCAGGATTCGGCAATAACTCAAATAAACAATACTCTTGATAATCATTCAGCAAGGATATTGTCTCTTGAGCAATTCAAAGTTGACCCTTATACAGCACAGACTCTTGCGGATATGTATGCGATAACTGATTGCACAGTCGGAGATATCTGCTATGTGAGCGAAACTGCTCTATTTTATTCGTTCTCCGGAGAAGAATGGGTTGTTATGTCTGGAAGCGGTGGAAGCGGCGGTGAAACTCTGGACGCTATCGTCACTAACATCGACGTGGACTACGTAACGCCCATTCTTACACAGAACACAAAGCTCTATTTTTCACCGTCACAAGACAGAGCATGTAACATCACTGCCGGTGCCGTAAGCGTTGGAACGAAGCTCTTTCTGTATCATTCCGGTTCTGGAAACTTCAAAGAGACTGTAACGTATGCAACAGGCAAGACTTATGTTATGACACGCAAGATGTTTGCCGAACTTGAATCCGTACCCGGCGGATGGATGTTTGTCCGAGAAAGTCGCATAGGGCACATGGACTCAGGCATGTTCGTTCCTCGCGGTGCTGTAACACTAAACGGAGACTTGCGGGATAAAGACGCCCTTTGGCATTACATCACTGAATATCTATCTGTATATATCGTAACCGAAACCGCCTGGCAAGCCGGTGACTGCTTGAAGTTCGTTAACTATTCCGAAACTCAATATCGCATTGCAGACTGGCGCGGTATTACAACGCGTTTTTCCGGCGTAAACTCAGTTCTCAAAAAAGCGGATGGCACAGCATACGATGGCGGAGGCATATCATCGGTACTGCTTGATGCGATGCAAAAAATTACAGGAGCTATTGCAGGTGTTGTTCGCCACGGAACCGGTTCTAGTTCTTCCGGCGCGATAACATTTACAAAAGTGGACGAGGTTAGACCAAATAACGGTGGTCAGGATGGACGATACAACATCACATTCGATTCGTCAAATTCTCCAAACTCCCGAACTAGTGCTGAAAACCGCTCTGTATCCGGATCTGAAATTAAATACATTTTTGTGGAGGACTAATGAACACTGCATTGGCAATTACATCCCTTATAACAGCGATTCTCGGATTTGTTTATGCTGCAGTCAGAATTGGCGAAATTAAAGGATCTACGGAAGAAAAAATGAAAAATATGTCTGAAGCAATTGCAAGAGCATTTTGCGAGATAAAAGAAAAAGATAATCAGTTGGATGTTGCACGAACGGCGATAACTAAAATCGAAATAGGGATAGAATATCTTATCAGAGGTTTTGAAAAACTCGAAAAGAAATTTGAAGAGAAGCAGGAAAAATGTAAGGAGGATGCCGGAGAATGAGGAAAATAGGATTCAATTCACAGCGAAACAATTTTGATTTTGCAGGGAAGTTCAAAGGATATCAGCAGTGTTTTGCAACATCGGCATGGATGTTCATGGCGTTCTTTGCTGAACTGTTCCGCTCACGGGATGATACTCAGCTTGCAAAATACACTGACGATGTTTGCAACGAAGTCGGAGAAAGCGGCATCGGAGAAGAAGAGGCAAAGTATCACAAGCTTTCTGGAAATTCCGGCTATTACTGGCTTGTTCATGTGGCAGCGATAAAAAAATGGCTCGGTTCGGCAGGAAAGAAAATCGCTATCAGCTACGATTCGCAGTCCACGGCAGATAAAATAAAATCAGTATTGAAAGACTCTCCTGTGATTGTTGGAACGAATCGACTCGGAGGACTCAAAGGCGGTCACATCATACTGATTGTCGATATTGATGGAGAGGACTTCATCGTAAACGATCCTTACGGCGACGCTCGAACAAATTACAAGGACCACAACGGCGAAGCAGTGCGCTATCCTATCTCATGGCTCTCGAAGTATCTGACAGGGCATTCCATTTACGGCAAGGAGATAATTGTATGAGAATGATTCCGGCAGAGGTTTATTCAAGGGTGGTCGGATATTTCCGTCCGGTTGAACAGTGGAATCTCGGTAAAAAAGCAGAGTTTGATGATAGGAGGTTTTATGATGCAAACAGCAAAGCCGAAAGTGAATAGAATAGGAAAGTTGATGTCGGATTATCTCAAGTATTCGATAACTCGCGTCTGCGTGTTGATGGTTACGCTTACCGGTTGTTTTTGCTCAATCTATGGGCTTATAACCGGCAAGGAGCTTGTCGCACTTTCTGTCTTCGTGGGAGTGATATTCGGATCAGCTTTCGGCGGAAAATTCTTTAACAAGAAACTGGAAAATAACGGAGGCGGAAATGGGAATTAAGATAGAAAGAATATTGCCCGGACGTAAATACGTTGTCACTGAAGATTATTTTGAACCGGAAGCGAGAGTATTGATACCGAAAGGCTTTACGTGCGATCATGCAAGTATTCTGCGCATTTTGTGGGCGATAATTTGTCCGCAGGACTTGAGCGATGAAGCTCCGGTAACACATGACTATCTATACGCACACGCCGGAACTACAACACCTTTCTATCTCGGAGAAGATCACTTGTCAGGTGCAAAAGTATTCAGCAAGTCGGAAGCAGATCGGATTTTCAAGGCTATTATGATCCGTGAAAACGTCCAGCCATGGAAAAGAAGAGCAGCTTTTTTCTGCGTGAAATATTTCGCCGGTTTTGCATGGAACAGACACAAAAAAAAGAGCCTTTCCCGAATGATGCAGATTGCATCACTTTGCATCATAATGATGTTCGGAGCTTGCTCGACAGTGCAGCCGACCGCTCACGCCCAGAAGATCACAGACATCGAGGCGACAGGCGTGTTTGAGCCGGAAGCGGACGACACTCCGAAAATGTCACACGTTAAGGCGAAAGCGAGAGAGACTGCTGAAGCCGGAATAACCGGCATTGCAGAGAGCGAAAAGAAGAGAGATAAAGCAGAGGCGAAAGCAGAAAACGCCGAGAAGCTTGCTAATGTCGGGCGATACACGATAGGCGGATTGATAGCAATAGTCACATTCATTCTCATTGCTGTTTTTCTGTTTGTTTTCAAAATCATTCGCAAGCGAGCCTGATTTCTTACCTATACAACAAATTTAGATTTTCAAGGGGCAGAAAAAGCCTCTTTTTTTTTATTTTTTTGCAAAAAAAGTGTTGACATTACATAGCAAATCTGCTACATTATTATCATGATTGAGAGTGATTCTCGATCAAAAAAAAAGAGGGTAGCGACCTCAAAAAACACCGCAAGGAGAAAAACAATGAAAGGAATTTTTACTGGTAAAACGTACAAAGATTATGCAAAAGCGAACGGCGATTCCGACGAAACAATTGAATCGAGAGTTGGTGGCTTGTTTGGATCAGACGCCGTTATAGGTGAGTTAATCGAAAGCACGAGTGATCATGATTCTTATAGTGTTGGCGGATATATTCTGAACATGAACAATTCGGCGTGCGATACGGTAGAAGTCAGAGATGAAGATGGTGAAACAATCGAATCTTGGTTTCTTGATTGAATTATTATGCGGGGAGAAATCCCCGCTCATTTTAACGGAGGATTTATGAATCTTGAAAAAAACGAATTTATGCTCGTCGTTGACTCAACAAACGGGTTTGCACTCTGGGACGAAGAATCAACACCAGTGAAAGAGCAAGGACTCGGAGTTAAGGATCAGATATTTTTTAACGTTGAAGAATCAATCAGAATTGAAAAACTCGATGAAAAATGGGGAGTAAACCCAGGCGATCTTTTGGAAAAAATGGAGAAAGCAGATGAAGACGAATATAAACAGCTCTGGAAGCAAATTGAAGAGTTCTGGGCTAAAAACGATCAGAGTAACCGCTAAAAATTATGATGACATGAAAACGGCGATGAAACGGTATCTGATTCTTGAGATTAACAGAAGGATTCTTTCGCTCGGCACTCGGGAGAAGCTTTCAGTTGCGCTTGGTCATGCGGAGAATTATGTTCAGCTTATACTTAAGAGGCAGTCATTTTCCGCGCTTGAGCGACTCGTCAAGGAATGCCGGGAGAAGCTCGGATGAAGCTACACGCGAAAGAAGTTCTTGAGCGTTGGAATAGAGAGCACGCTGAATGGTTTCAAACCGTTAATCTATTCGTCAATGCAAAACATAATCGGGAATTTTCGTGGGCTGACTGGTGCTTTGTTCCGATTTCTGCGACCATTGCCGCAGTGAGACCGGAAGGAGAGCCAACAATGCAGGACTTGTATTTGAGTGGAAACCTTGCGATACTTTCGGCATGGCGCGTCTCTCAAGGCGTTTACAGATTTGATCCGACCTTATGGCGCGAACTCTGGACGACTCCGGTTGACGATCAGATCCCAGTCGACGTGTTCTTAAATCTGCCGGAGTGGTGCGTTTATATCGAAGTTCCAGCGGAAACAATCGGCGGTTGTCATGGTGTATGGGTACATCTTGAGCACGATCAAGTTAAGGGACATTCGGAATTGCGTCTCGGTGTTGACATGGACTCATATATTGCCGTTATCCCGATGCACTTAAAGCCGACACTAACGGAATCTTTTTCCGCCACTGCGGAATATATTTCCTCAATCTCGAAATTCGATATGAGCGAAATCTCCGGAATGCTTGATCCTATCAAAAGCTTTGTTGCTCATGTCATTCCGCACATATTGTATCTATGCTCGGCAGAAGCGGACTTTATTCGTCCAAATCGCCCGAACCCGAAGAAGATTAAGAGCGGAATACGCTATTTCGATCCTGACGAACCACGGATAATAGAAGTTGGTTACGGCATCGGAAAGATCATCCGCGAGAGCGGAACCGGATCACACAGCGGAAAAGCTCCACACATCCGAAGCGCGCACTTCCACACTTTCCGTTGCGGTCCCGGAAGAATTGACAGCTTTATTAAGTGGATTCCGCCGATTGCAGTGAACGCCCATGAATAATATCACAATAGAAATCAAAGATTCTGAAGCAAATCTATTTCTTGGAGACGGTCGCTCAGTCGAAGTTATCCTCAATGATTTTACTCTACCCGAAAAAACAATGAGAGAAATATTGAGCTTCATCGGGCGAAAATTGATTGACGCCGATAATGGATAAGCATAGCAATATCAGCATGAGTATAACATTTTACAGTGCGGCAGACGTTCGAGCATCACACGAAGCCGAAAAGAAGTATCTGTTCAGATCAATAAAAGAAGCATCTGAAGCGGCAGGGGGAGACGATAACCTTGCACGTCTGATAGGTATCGATTCGGCTAAAATGAAGAAAGACCTTGATAGAGGGTCGTTTTCTGGCATGCTTCGTGTACTTGAAGCTATTGAAAACAGGAATAAACGGTAATAATCGTCGATTTTCACTATGAGACATAAGATATATTATCGGAAGTAAAAAATATAATATAAAAACTTGCATTATTTCCCTATTTCAAAAACGGCTTGACTCCCGAAAGCTATCCGATAAGAGAAAAACATGATAATAGCAGTAAACAGCCACAAAGGCGGAACCGGTAAAACAACAACAGCAATTCATCTTGCGGACATATTGTCCGAAACCGGTTCTGTTCTTCTTATTGATCTTGATGACTCATGCAACCTTACAAATTTCTATATTGATACAGCTCAGAAAAAAACTATCATTGAATTTCTCAAAGGCGATAAAAAAACCATAAAGCAAATACGCTCAGGTCTTTCGATTGTTTGCGGAAGTCCGGAAATGGCTCGGTTCGATAAACTTTTCTATGATGCTGTCGGTGTCGAATTAGTTTTAAAGGAAGCTCTGGACGGACTGCCTTTTGACAATATTATAATTGATACGCCGCATTCTATGGGCGGAATTATCGCAAACTCTCTTTTTGCTGCAGATGTTGTTGTAATACCGGTCCTACCTCACTCGTGGAGCGTTGACGGAAGCATGGATATAGTGGCGTATATTGAAAAATTGAAGTCCAGTCCGAGAAAAAAAGATATGGGGGAGTGTCGCCCTACCCTTTTACCCGTCGCCCTTGCCTCTCTTTCAAGCCATGACAGACAGCTTCCGGCTATGCTTGGAATCGTACATAAAAACATTGAAGTATTGCCGAAGATCCCTTACAATAAGTCGATAATGAAGCACCAATCAGAAAAGATTGTTAAGAAAACGAATGTCTATAAGGCATACAAGGAAGTAATCAAATGGCTTTCAAAATAAAAGAAAAAACAGAATTAAAATTCGACATAGAACCGGTCGATCACGGCAAAAGAGTTATTGAAGCCAGGGAAATGAGGTTCAGAGAAAACGACCGTGCCACGGTTGACAGTATTCTCTCGATATATGAAGAAAACAAGGCTAAAGTTGAGACCGGAACTGATGATGAACAGATAATGCTGTTGTCAACCATGCATGCACAGCGTGAATTCATGGGATGGTTTCTCGGTGAAGCTCTGATGATTATAGACGAAAAAATCAAAGACGGAAAGAAATCATCTATTGTTTCCCTTAATGAATGGCTTGATGTTAACGAAGGTCGCCTCGGATTTGGGAAAAAGACTGCGTATAAATACATTGTTGTTAGACAGGCTTCTACGCTCGAACAGTTTAAAAAACTCGGAGTGTCTAAAACTCTTGCAGTCGCTCAGATCAAGGACGAAAAGAAACGCGAAGAAGCTATCAAAAAAGTTACTGAATCGAAAATGACAACTGAAGCCGTTAAAAGCTATGTTGAAGAGCTTGCGGAGAAAGAGCGCGACAAGCTCCGGAAAGCCGTCGAAAAGAAAAAAACTGAAGCAAAGAAAGAAATTCCTATATCCTTCAAGCCGGATAAAAACGGCATAAGCATCCAGACGTCCGCAGAATACGCAGATTTACTGAGAGACTTCCTCGGGTCACCATCGGAAATAGAGCGCCTTAAAATAGCTCTATACCGCCTTAGAGAGCAAATCTAAGCCCCCTTTCTAATGTGACATAAAAAAACCTTGACATTAATACTACTTGGTGCTACCAAGTGTCATTGAGTGAGATTAATATCAAGGGGGCGGCATGACCGTTAAGAAAAACATAACTTTGTCGGATAACGTTGCCCGTTGGATTGAGAGACGACTCGAAAAAGAACCATGGCGAAATGGAAATTTCTCCGGAATGGTTAATGAATTGCTTCATAAGCAGATGTCAGAATCCTCTGATTCGTTAGAAGACGAGGATAAAAAGTAAAAACCCCAGAATTGCAGTTCTGAGGTTTTTGAAAAATTTCGGTTAGTAAATCCCTTTCGGGTATGTTCAGAACATACTCCGATAGGATCAGAATTGTCAAGAATTTTTCTTGTCGGAGCGCTTAAATGGCGAAGTATGAGATTCAGAACAAGTATCTCCGCGCTACATTTGGAGATATAATAGATCACGGATTCACGTCCGTGCCTAATATGCTGCTTGCCAACGGTCACAAGATGGGGCTGTCCGACCATGCGGTATTATTCATCATCCAAGCTCTTCGGGCCTCTTACGCATCCAAAAACAAAGGCGGCATCATTGAGGACGGAGATCTCTGTATGAGTTCGAGCACTTCAACCTTATACCGCATCCGGAAAGAGCTAAAAGAACTTAAAGGCTCAGACGGTAATCCATTAATTAAAATCAAAACATTCTACGAAAAAAGTGATTCGGGAACAATATCGGGAGCCGGAACGCATTATGATTTTTCTGGACTTTTTGAGGAAGTATCAAAAAGATTTTCACCGACCGGTCAAAATGACAATTCGGTGACACCGCCGACCGGTCAAAATGACCGAGAGCCAAGCAAAAAAAGCGAGCCCACCGGTCAAATTGACAAAGCTATGCCGGTCAAAATGACCGATATTAATATAGAATTAGATTTAAAAGATATTATAGATAGGCAGTCTCAGGAAATAAAAACATACTTTGTATTTAATGACTGGGAATTCAGATCAGACGGTAATGCAGTTCATAAAGTTTACGGGGATAAATATCCGGTAAGAAAATTTCCGTTTATGCTGCCTTTGGAGCTTGTTAATAAAATAGACGAATTATTCCCTGGATAAGTCCTTCAGAGTTTTTTTGAGGGCTTTTAGTGCTTCAGCTTTTTTTTCATCGGGGAGCTTTGAGAAATTATTATAAAGATCAACAAATTCAGGAGATACGCCAGAAACATTTGCTACATCATTTTTGTGCATGAAGAGTGTGTAAGCTTTGACTCCTGCAATTTCGCAGATTTGGAAAATCATGTTTACCCATTTCGGATCACAGTTTAAACGCTGAGATAGAGTATTTTTAGGAAGTCCCATTCGACGGGCATACTCGGATCGCTTCATCGGAGATGAATCCATCAGCTCTTTTAATCTTTCTGCAATATCAATATTTTTCATGTCTCTTCTTTTGTCTTATAACGAAGAAAAGTCAAGTCTAAAAAAAGTTCTATATTTTGGAACAATTCGCTTGACAATATAATACATACATAATATATATGTATTATATCAAAGCCGAGCGGGCTAAAAACGCAAGGGAAAAGAAAAATGGCATACATTACATCAGAACAAGTTAAAGCAGTAAGAGAAGCAATCAAAAAAGAATTTCCAAATTACAAGTGGACAATTACTGGCAAAGACTATTCTTCTATTTATATCAGACTAATGGCGGCTGATTTTTCTGAAGAAGAAGTTTCTAATTATGATAACATTTTTATGTATTTTGACAAGTTTCCAGAAAGACTCAAAGAGGTATTTTCTAAAGTTAAAGAAATACTTTTCAGAATAGCGCCATATCATAATAATTCTGATAGTATGACAGACTATTTCGATTATGCTTATTTCTATTGGTTTTCTATCGGAAAATGGGATAAGCCTTATGTCCAAAAGTAAGGAACATCAGCCGGAGAAATCCGGCTTGATTATAAATAATAACGGAGGTAAAATGTGAATGCGGTAACGTCTATTTATTGTCCGATTGAGACAATGAAACAATTTAATCAGCTTGCGAAAGAAGAGAATATGACCAAAGGAAAGACTTTAGAAAAACTGATTGAAAGCTATAAAGAAAAAAAAGAGAAAGAAAAAAGTTCCAAAAAATAGAACTTATTTCTTGACAGAAAAACAATGATATAATACATATATATTATATCAAGGTGAGCGACCTCAAAACGCAAGGGAAAAAGATGAACGAATTTTGCGAAAATCACTGCATGAAATGCGAACATGGCGAACCGTGGGGAGAAGACACTTCTTTCAGTCATCATTTTGGGATTGAGAGAGGCATGGAAACCCACATCACTTGTAATCATGATAATGGAAGCGAAGACCCAACAGGAGCTTGGGCTTGCCCTCTAATGATAGCAGCTCACGAAGTAAACGTCGCAAAAGGCGAAACAGATTGTCCTATCACTTGCGAACATATCGGCTACTATATCGAAGAGATTATAGAAGGTGAACCTTTGACGTATTGTCATCGTCGCAAAGGTGAATGCACACACAAATTAAAAATAGGAGCGTAAAGCATGAGTACGGATTTAATGACGAAAGAAAAACACGAATTAGCGCCTGTCTCAGAACAGGTACTATCAAGCTACCTTGCAACATTTACGGGGGCAAATGCCCTTCTCGAATCGGAAAGAATGCAGTTCTTGGAAATAGCCAGAGCTTATAATCTAAATCCGTTCAAAAGAGAGATATATTGCGTAGCCTACGGGCAGGGGCAGTATCGTAAATTATCAATTATTACCGGCTATGAAGTATATCTTAAGAGAGCGGAAAGAACAGGGAAACTGGACGGATGGAAAGCGGTTGTCGAAGGGAAGAAAGAAGAGATGAAAGCGAAAGTGATTATATTTCGCAAAGACTGGACTCACACCTTCGAGCATGAAGTACTATTTGAAGAAGTCGCTAAATATAAAGACGGCAAACTCCAAAGTATATGGGCTTCTTCTCCAACCTTCATGCTTAAGAAAGTGGCTATTGCGCAGGCTTTCAGAATGTGTTTTCCTGATGAATTCGGCGGAATGCCTTATATCTCAGACGAGCTTCCAGACGAAATGACAAAAGGCTTCAATAGCCCATTGCCAACTTCCGGAGAAGGAACATCAAAAAATCCGGAATATATTCCGCCTGAAAATAAAACACAGCCGGAAGCAAAACCTGTTCCAGAAACACCGAAAGAAGAGCATGAAATGCTCAAAGAGGGGGAATTAATTCCGAAATGGTTTTGGAATATTCCGAAAGAGGTAAGAGCAAAATATATTCCTGAAGGATATCAGATTAAGAAGGTTGAAGATGGATTTCGGTGCATTCCTAACGTACAACGATGAACTTCATGAGTATAGATTTGAGGGGAGAGTGATCCCCTCGGTCACTCAGGTTCTACCGCAGAAAGACTTTTTCGTATCTGCGGAAAGATTGGAAGAATGCAGACGAGAAGGAAAGCAAAATCATGCAGACGCAGAGCTTTTCATTCTTTCGGGCGATACATTCGGAAATGAATATGCCGAAGGCATAAAGAGATTTATGCAGAACGCCCCGAAAGAGTGGGGGAGTCTCATAGGCTCGGAAGTGCGGTTATGGTCCAAGCACAAATATGCCGGAACGGCTGACTTGCTTTTCGAGAATGCGGTTGTAGATATAAAGAGAACGTTCGGGGACAAGCAGATCCATGCTTTACAGCTTGCAGGCTATCACTTTGCAGCAGTTGAGCGTGGATTGATTAACCGGAATACGAATCATTATATTCTGACAATCAAAGATGGAAATCCGAAATGGGTCAACGTGTATCACGAACTTGCAGAGATAATGTTTCTTTCACTGGTTAAACGGTGGTGGACTAATGACGAAGCTCTGAAAGACAAGATAGACCACAGCGTAAATCAATATTTATTATTATAGGAGTATGATATGGACACAAGCATTGAAGTAATTAAAAAACAGGCGGAAAGCCAGATTCAGGACTACGAAGCGGAGAGCGAGATTGTTGTCGATGATCCGATGACGCTTGAATTTGCAACGGAGATCATAACTAAAGGACAATCTTACATTAAGAACATTGATGCTCTGTTTGCCGAACCGGCGAAGAAAGCCCATGAGGCTCACACGGCTATAACTAAACTTAGAGAGAGCCTGAAAAGCCCGATAATGCTTAAAATTAACGCGCTTAAATCAAAATGCAGTTTGTATCTCACAGCTGTAGAGAACAAGAGAAAAGAAGAGCAGAAAAAAGCGGACGCAGAAAGACTCAGACTTGAAGCTGAAGAAAGGACAAGACTTCAGGAAGAAGCAGATCGGTTAAAAGCGGAAGGAAAAACTGAAGAAGCCGAAGAAAAACTGATTGAAGCTGAAACCGTGCTTTCCGTTCCAGAAGTGGTAAAAGCAGAAGTGCCTAAGACTGTTAAAACTGAATTTGGAAGCGTAACAGGAAAAGCAGAACTTGTATTCTCTATAACGAATATGACTGAGTTCTTGAACGCATTATGCGCAAAAGACCTTCTTGAATTTGTTGAAATCAAGGAAGCGAAAGTTAAGCAGTATTTGAAGGTGAATAAAATCAAAGAATTCCCTGGACTCTCCATAACGGAAATCGTTCAGGGCAATTTCAGGAGCAAAGGGGTGGCGTAAGCCGCCCTTTTATTATTCGGAGGCAGTATGATATTAGAAGACAGCATCACTTTGTTAAACGGTGTAACAATCAAAAGAGAAAACGGCAAATTTCCATCGTATGGCAATATTTCCGATAAGGCTTGCCCTTGCGATGACTGTCCGATGAATCATATTTGTTCTGAAAATCACTGGTTGCAATGCGGATGCGATGAAATGTTTTCAGGCTTAGAAATAGAAGTTAATAAACTCGGGAGGGCTGTATGATTATTGCTGCCATTATTCTTTCAGTAGCATTACTGGTCGGATTCATTTATGTTATAACGAAGGTCGATGATCCTGATGTTGAACTTGCAGAGACTAAAGCGGAAATGTTTAAGGGGATGGCGAAATGATAGAAAACAAGACTTATTATCCGACGCCTGAAAAAATTATATGGAAGATGTGGAGTAAGATAAACTCTTCGATTGTTTCAACAATACTTGAACCATCGGCAGGGCAGGGTCATATTGCCGAATTTATCAAAAGAAGAGGCAGTCGAGAAGAAATATCATGTATTGAAATAGATCAGAATTTTCAATCTATTCTCAGAGGTAAGAAGTTCAAGGTCATCGACTCTGACTTTCTGGCATACTCAGGCTCGGACAGATTCGACCTTATTATTGCAAATCCCCCATTTAACGAGGGCGGAACGCACCTGATGAAAGCAATTGATATCATGTATTCTGGACAGATAGTCTTTTTGCTGAATGCGGAAACGCTGAAGAATCCGTTCTGTAATGACCGGAAAGCCCTTGTTCAGAGGCTTGAAGAACTGAATGCAGATATCGAATATATCCCGGATGCTTTTGTTAATGCAGAACGTAAAACACCGGTTGAAATTGCCCTGGTGTATATCAATATCGAAAGAGATATCGCAGATGATTTATTCAGAGATTGCACGGACAAAGCGAAAGACTATTCGGTCGAACTGGACGAAGAAAAGGAATTGATGTCATCGAATAATATTACTTCCAGAGTCGAGATATATCAGAAAGAATTGAGTGTCGGACTCGAATTCATTCAGAATTATTTTAAGGCGTCGAGATATGTCGGGCAATACTTTGAGCTTGAAAAGAACGACTTCAGATATTGCAATACATGGAATGCGAAAGTCAATGCGGAAGTTAATCGTTTTGTTTCTGCTTTACGTAAAGATCACTGGAAGAAGATTCTCGACATGAAGGAAGTTAGCTCTCGAATGACAGAAAAGAAAGTGCAAGAATTCCATCATAAGGTCGAAGAACAGGGAGATATGGAATTCAATGAGTCAAATATCCGCTCATTCATTATATCGCTTATCGGCAGCTATGAACAGACTATGACTGAAGCAGTTGAAGAGATATTCGACCGCTTAACAAGACGCTATTCGTGGGCGGATGAAACCGACAAGAATATTCATTATTTTAACGGATGGTCAACAAATAAGGCGTTTTACGTTAACAAGAAAGTAATTGTTCCGGCAGGGAGCGGATACGGGGCTTCCCACCCTTTTATTGGTTATAGTGGGGATTTGAGAGTGGATAGATGGGTATTAAAAGAATTCAACGACATCGACAAAGTGATGAACTACTTTGACGGCAGTAAACATTATGAAATACTTGATGAACCGATACCAGATGATTTCCAACACCGAAAGGAAGAATACAATAAGCAGGGCTATGATATTCTTGTTATAGATGGGAATTCGAGATGGATTAAGTACATTAATTATGTTTCAATTTTTGATGCAATAGAGAAGGCATTCAAAGAACCATCGGCAAGGCTTTCAGAGAAAATATATTCAACTTACTTTGAAATAGTTTGCTATAAGAAGCGGACTGTTCACCTTACTTTTCGGTCTGAAGATATCCTGAGACGCTTTAATGTTTGCGCGTGTAAGCATAAGAAATGGCTTCCTGAAGATTACGGAAAGAAGAAATATTCGGATATGTCCGAGAGAGAGAAGGCGGTTGTGGCTGAATTTGAAGGAAAAGACAAGTACAGCAAGAACCTGAATCAAATCGGCTTTGCGCCGAAAAACTTTGAAATGATAGCGTGATAATATGAAATACAAAAAGCCCGAATGCTGCAAAGTCTCAGATGATGAATGGAACGCGCCCCTCGGTTACTGTTGGGCGTTAGCATTAGCTCAAGATGAAGGTATAGAGCATGATTGTTCTAATTGTGAACGTGTTTTAAGTTTAAGAATATAGCCTCAAATTAATCGGGACATTGCACGAAGAATGTGCAAGCAAACGTTATTCTCGAAACTGAATTTTTTTCTATTTTTCAGAGATTAATTTCTTGCGCTGTTTACTATACAGACGTATAGTAAGACATAAGGGAGGCAAGGAATGGAGTCCGAAAGCAGCAATAAGCCACGGAGGGCAATCCCGTCCGAGGCAATCAGTAATTATCAGAGAATAGTGGAGGCAGTAAAGGAACAGAACCGCCGGATTGAAGAATCCGAGCGGTTGGAGGCTTGTTAGCGAGTCATACGCATGACATATCCGTCTTCTTTACGCTTAACAATAAGCTCATTAGAAGAAGAGTACGAAATGTCGTAAGTTTGAGAACCTTCTTTGTCATCGAATTTTAAAATGAGAATGTCTTCAGTTATAGAGTAAGTTCCTTTTACGGGATTAAATGTTGGAATAAAAACAATAAATGATTTGTCTTTTGAAAAAACGTAATACACGAAAAGTGTGTTTTCTTCAGCGGGCTTAAGTTTATCAAATGGCGGATCAAGAACCTTCCATTTACCGACAATATCGGTCTTTCCGAAACAAGAAGAGAAAACCAAAATAGCCAAAACCATACATAATTTTTTCATTGTTATCACCTGTTACACTTAGGACATACTTTTCTATCAAGGTCGTACTCTGTTTCACAGTACGGGCATTTTCTTTTATTAAAACCAAGCATAAGCAATCTGCGAAGATCCTCATAATCAAGTTTGCGCTGAATTTCGTTCTTGTCGGCTTTATCGACAAGGTAGGCGATGGCGAAATATGTTATACTCTGAATTATACCGGCAATAATAAACAACACTGAAAGCTTTAGTTCCCTCATGGCATCATCAAGACCTAAAACGATTCCGCCGATTATAGACAATATACCAAGAAAAATAAGAATGTTTCTCATTGTTTTACCTCACTTAAAACATTTAGGGCACACAAGGGAATCATGGTTGTATTCTGTTCCGCATGTGGGGCACGATTTTTTAGGGACAATTCTTGAAAAAATCCCATTGATTTTAGTAAATTCAGAAAGAAGTTTGTTTTCTGTTATCTCAGACTTATGATATAGATGTGCGATAGCGAAATAGACAACGCTTTGCGTTATTCCTGAAATAATACAGAAATTAGACAACTTCATGTATTGCACGGCATCAGATTGACTGAGCACAAAACCGCCGATGACCGTTATAATTCCTAAAGCAATAAAAAGATATTTCATTGTTTGCCTCACATTAAAAAATATTTAAGAAGATCATAAGTGCCATCATCGGTTTCTTTGATTTTTGCACTACTTGCTGTTCCATCCGGAAGAGTGGAAGCAATCACAGTTTCCTGACCAACTGCAAATGCAACGGAAATATTTATTTTGCCACCAGTTGCCCATAGACAATAGTTCTTTTCTCCATTTGGGAAAGCCACCATTGCACCAACGAAGTAAACATTTTTGAAGTCTTTTGACTTAACTGTTTTAAATTCTGAAACAACAGAATAGCCTTCGACTAATGACTTTTTGATAATGTCTATTTGTTCGCCAGAAGCATCTTCTAATCTGCTTGGAGAAGAGCAAGCGAGAATAGAAACTAATAGAATAAAGCTAAGATATTTCATTTAAACCTCGTAGTATATAAATTTAATAATAATATCCGAAAGGGAAAAAACTAAGAAGTCAAGGCTTTTTTAGCCCTGTGAAGGTAGTCACAAATTCCACGTCCGCAGCGAGTCGAGAAGAAATAAACTTCTGCTGCTCTTCAGTAAGCTGTGATAATGCGTCCATAGCCTCAAAAAACGTCATAGGAAGCTCTGTTTCGACTGAGGCAAGGACTTTCCATGCGTCAACGCCGCAGGCATCACAGATTTTAACAATAGTCTGATAGGTGAGATTATCTGAGTCCCAATATCTATTGACCGTAGGGGGAGCTACCCCAAGTTTGCCAGCAAGAGAAGCCTGAGAAATCCCCATTGTTTCTATCATATTCTTCAGTGTTTGACCTATAGTAGCCACAATAACCTCACGTGTTCCAAAAAATAGAACACTTCTTTCCATCGACATAATAACCATAATAACTTAATAACGCATAAAAAAAAATGAAAAAAACTTGACAAAATTGCTGTATATACTAATAGTCATTAGCATATAAGACAAGGGGGGCGCGTGGAAAAGGAATATACTACCTTCAAAGTCCTTAAAGAGGACATGCGCAAGTTTAGTGCTCTTGCCCGAAAGACTGGCGTTAAGCAGTATGTTCTTTTCAATAACATTTTTGATTATTATATCAAGAATAACAAAGAGAAGAACATCATTAAAGTATCCGACTGAAATATAGCCCACGGGTTTATATTTGGGCGTGCTGCCCTAAAACGCAGGGGCGTCAGGCGGACGGAAAAGCGCAAGGGAAACGCGAACGGCGTATAAGCGTAAGTGACAGCGTGCGGCTGTTAAACGCAGGAGAGGGACGGGGCGAAAGCCCCTTCTCAATCCTCCGAAAAGCAAAGGAGGTATCATGATAAACAAATACGACGAAGAACTTGAAACAAACGTGGATATTGACACGGTAATTACTGATAGGGTAAAAACCGCCTGCAATGCACACCTCAGAAGTCTGCTCTCGGATGCTCTTTCAGAGCCTGACGGGAAAAAGAGAGTCTTAACGATTAAAATCGAAATGTATTCAGATCAGATGAATATCGACAAGGCAAAAACAAAAGTTTCAGTAAAAGCGAAATTGCCCGAAGCTGATCCGGACGAATTTGAGATGAATCTTGATTTTACAGGGCAGGGTAACCTTTTCTTGGTCAAGTAACGAACATGGGCAGTCCAATTCCGGACTGCCTAATAACAGCGAGGTAAAGATGAACACAAAGGAAATAGCATTAGCAGTAAATAAAACAGAAAGATCGGTAAGAAATTGGGCTAAAAAAGTGGCGGAAAAAAATTCCGTCATGGCGGAAAAGATTTCCGCCAGTACTTCGACTCATCCGGCGGATTATGATCTCGAAGAAACTCTAATGATTATTGAAACCGGCTTAGGGAAAAATGCTGCGGCTCTATACGAAGTAAATGCCCGAAAACAACCAATGGGGAAAATCGTCTCTTTCCCTGAATCATCATTAAGTCAGAAAGACATCGAAGTAATATCTATGATATTTGCAGAATGTGTCAAAAAGATTGATGCGAGAATGAGCAGAATTGAAGAGAAGATTGAAGAGCGCAGAGCCTTGCTTCCTGCTCCGGAAATAGCACCAAGAGACAGAATCAATATGATAATCAGAGATTATGCTGATAGAAACAGAATGCCTTTTGCCACAGCTTATAGTGAACTTTATAAAATATTCAATTACACGTACGGATGCAATGTGAATGCTTCAGCGAAACACCGAGGCGTTGCCATTATAGAATATATCGAATCTGAGGGATTGATTGAGAATCTTGAATCAGTCGCAGTTTCCAAGTTTAGTCCGAGAATGGCATAAAAATTTCCCACGGTCGAATTTTCGACCATCAAGCGAGGTAAATATGAACGAAATCAAAATATTTGAAAATCCCGAATTCGGCAAAGTGAGAACAGCAGAAATCAATAACGAGACAATGTTCTGTCTTCTTGATGTTTGCAAGGCACTTGATATTTTTAATGTTTCGGAATGTAAAAGAAGGCTTCAAAAAGATTGGGTCAGTAGTGCTGAGGTAATCGATGACTTAGGTCGGAAAAGATTTGCAACATTCATCAATGAAAGCAATCTTTACCGTGTAATATTTCAGAGTAGGAAACCTTCAGCTGTAAAGTTTACTGATTGGGTAACAACAGAGGTTTTGCCGTCAATACGCAAAACCGGTCAATATTCCATCGTTAAAGACCTATCAAACATTCCTAATTTTCGTAATCCGGCGGAAGCGGCTCGCGCATGGGCTGATCAGTATGATAGAGCGGATAAGGCAGAAGAGATTCTGTCGAAGGAAAAGCCGAAGATTGAATTCTATAATGCAGTTGCCGGAAGCAAAGACGCTGTTGAAATGAGCGCCGTTGCAAAAATGCTCGATAAGAAGATCGGACGTAATAATCTTTTTCAGTTTTTGCGTGAGAAGAAAATTCTCCGCGATAACAACGAACCCTATCAGGAGTACATTGACCGTGGTTGGTTTAGAGTTATTGAACAGAAATACACAACACCCGAAGGAGAAACCAAGATTAACATCAAGCCCCTTGTTTACCAGAAGGGAATCGAAAAAATAAACAGGATGCTTGAAGCATGAAAGAACTTACAGAGAGACAGGAAGCAATCTATAATTTCGTGAAAGACTTCATTGAAAAAAAGAATTACTCTCCGTCTTTCAGAGAAATATCAGATAAGTTTTCGATAACAATCAGAGGCGTTTCAGATCATTTGAAGCTCATAAAAAAGAAGGGGTATATTGATTATTCATCAAAGTTAGCTCGGACAATAGTTATAAAATAAACAGGAGGCTCTACAATGTTTTTCAGGAAGAAAGAAAAAAAATACAGAATGATGTCATATTCGGAATACTGTCAAAAGTGGGGTAAGGTTTCCACGAAGCGTTATGCTGAATTAACTGATTTCGCCCTTCGTCTGCATGATAAGTTCGCTTACAGCCTGAAGATATACACGGAGGTTGCATAATGTCAGAGTTTGAAGAAAAAGCAATACTTCCAAAAATTACAGAGTATATCAAAGAGCACAAACAGAAAACGTCCGTATTCGGCATTGTTCAGGATTTGCACAAGCAAGGAATACATGTATCAGTTCAGAGGGTTGTTAAGCTGATAGAAAACTCTCCCGAACTCATTAGAATATTGTCAGAGGTTGCATAATGGAGTATTCTTTCGACATTAATGTGGCTGAGAAATACGGAGTTGACGAAGCCATAATGATTAAGAATTTCCAGTATTGGATTATGAAGAATAAAGCTTCAAAAAAACACTCTTATGATGGGCGAACATGGACGTATAATTCTGCTGAAGAGTATACAATATTTTTTCCTTTTTGGTCGTCAAAACAGATACGAAGAATTCTTGCTTCTTTGATTTCTCAAGGCGCTATAATTACGGGGAATTATAATAAAGTCAGGTACGATCAGACTCTATGGTATGCTTTTGATGATGAATCAGAATTTCTTTCAGGAATATCTCCGAAAAGATTCGTTCATGGTCACGTGTATATCATCGAAGAAAAAGGTCTTTATAAAATCGGATGTTCTTCTGATTATGAAAGAAGACTTAAAAAATTCAAAACTGCCCAACTTGTAGCGGTATATGAAACGGACAATATCTTTAAAGACGAGAGAAAAATACATTTATTATTTGATGAAAAGAGGGTTTGCGGAGAATGGTTTGAGTTAAATCCAAATGACCTTATGGAAATTTCCAATTTCCCATTTGAGAAAATGGAAAATCCCGAACGGGAAGATCAAACTGACCATAAAGGCAAACCTATACCAGATAATAAACCAGATATATTAACAGATAATAAGACAAATGATGTCCCAGCACCGCTGGACGCGGATGCTGTGAGGTTGACTCAGTTCTTTTACGATGAAATAGTCAGGATAAGAAATCCAAAGATTTGGCTTAAAAATGCTCCGGACTTAGCGAAATGGAGACCGCATATTGAGAGGATGCACACTATTGACGGACTGAGTTATGCCGAAATAGAAAAAGTAATCCGGTGGGTTACGCAACACGATTTCTGGTCTAAAAATATTCTTAGCGCGGAAACGCTGAGACGGCAAACGAGAGAGAAGGATTTTCTCGGATGTATTGAGTCTCAGAAAAAATCAGTACCGAACGTAGATGACGCGCAGAAGCGACTTGCTGAACTTAATGAGAGGTATGGAACATGAATTTTCCGGAAATGATATTGTTTCTTGAAACTCATTATACTGGAACATTTGCGCCTCTAATGGCGGATTTGATTAAGCAGCTTATCGACAGCATGGAGGTTTCTTATCAAGAGGCATTGCAGAGAGTGTTATTGTCGCATACTCAGAAGTTTGGACTTCCAGACTTAGCAGTATTTCAGAAAGCCCTTGCTGATAAGCAGAGTTCACGGCTTGATGTTATTGC